ACGGTGAAACTGGTCGTCCAGGTGTCGAGAGGCTGCCCCGACGCGTCCTGAGTAGACGACTGAGCCTGGAACGCCAGGCGACGCCGTAAAGCCCCTGCTTTTACAGCCACGGCGACACCCGCTGGTTAACCAGGAGACGTTCAACTGTGGGAATGGTCGACTGTGACGTTCCCACCACGATCGTTTCCCTCTGCTCATACAGATCACCGACGAGCAGCAGGATCGCTCGTTTGAAAATTTCGGGGACCGCGGCGGCCGCACCATAACCGGCCGTGTACGTAACGGCCACTCCCGAGTAGGTGCGGGTGTTGGTCGGCCACAGGTACCCGCCGACCGGAAGGATCCGGTGGCGTCGCAGGTCGTCCGAGTCGTCCAACGTGTAATTCGCGGCGTCGATGGTGGTAGCTGTTTCGTCCGAGTCTGTGTAAACAATGGACGTGATGGTGGCCGCCGGCGGGCGTGGCAGTACGATCGGTTCGCGTGCGGCCGGGAAACTGTCCAGAGTGAGTAACCATGTGGCCGTCACCAACTGGCGGCCGGTGTACTCCTCCACCCAGGCTGTCGCTGCTGCCACCTGCGCGCCGATTAGGGTGTCGTCGTCGGCCGAGTCGACCCTCAAATGTGATTTGGCTTCGCTCGTCGTTACGACGGCGGTGGTAGGTGCGACAGTCTGGGTGGCTCTCATCGTCAATCCTCACCGTCTTCTGTTTTGTCTTCTGTTTTGTCTTCTGTTTTGTCTTCTGTTTTGTCTTCTGTTGGTCTGACTTTTTGGCGTTTCTCGCCAGGATTCCGTGTGGCAACCTCGGTTAACCCGAATTCTTCGTACACGTCCCTGAACAGGGTTTCCCGGCCGACCACCCGAGGATCATCAGACCGGTATAGGTGGCCTTGGGTCACCTGTCCCCGTTGGGGGCAAGAGAACGAGGTGAGAGCTCTCACCACACGCACAGGATTACTCATCAGATCCTCCAATCAGGCGAGATAGAACGCGGTCACTGACGCGGTCATCGCGTTGGTGTCGGAGTGGGTGAGCGTGGCCCGCCACTTGTAGTTGAGGCTCGTGGTTTCGATCGAATTGGCCCGGTCAGTTGGTGCCGACGGATGCAAAATCAGCACCGTCGAACCGACAGCGTCGATAGTGGGAGATGCCAGACGAGTGGTCCACTCGCCGTCGTCCTCCTTGTCGTCAATGTTAACCACGAACCCGGTCGAGGCGGCATCGTCGACAGTGACGTCGATGATGATGGCCAGGCCCCGATACTGGTTTGGGATGCCGTCGTAGGTGTCCGACACGATCTCTTCGGCAGTGTCTCTCGCTGCTGACGCGAACAGTGTGATCGGACTGGTAGGGATGGTAGGTCTCATGCTTCTCCTCTCGGGGGGAGGGGAAAGCCTGAAAGCTTTCCCCTCCCACTGTGGTTAAGCCGCGGTTTCTCCTCCCACTGGGGTTAGGCCGTGGTTGCGACCGTGAGGACACGGAAAGCGTTGTCGTCGATCGAGTCGGCACCCCAACGCCAATGCGCATACCAGCCGCGTTCCCCGGACGGGAAGTTGTTCGCGGTTGCGAACAGGTGCGGAATGAATTCGATGCTCATTCCGATCCGGTCCACAACCACATACTTTTTGAAGTCTCCGAATAGGAGAATGTGGTTGTTGCCGTCGGTCTCGGCCGCGTTGATGTCCGAGTAGGCGTCCATGTCGGACGACTCATACAACGACTTACCGAGCAGGACAGCCGGACTGTCACCCGCCAGATCTGTCAGGAATCCGTGGTAGTTGTCCGACGTGCCGAACTGTCGCATCGCGTTGATTGTCGACAGTTCCGCGATCCACGAGGCACGCGGCCGATACCTGGCAGGTAGTGCAGCCTGCAACTTGTAGATGTCCGCGACACCGAACGTTTCGGCCACTGTCGGAACCACCTCGGACGAGCCGCCGTCGAGAGCGGTGATAATGCCGGTCGCTGCCGTTCCGCCAGCACCGTTAACCATCTCGCTGCCCTCGAACCGGTCCTTGGCATCAGCGAGCACCTCCCCAAGGTCGGCTTCGATCGACTGGTAGTCCTGAGTGATCTCAATCGACCCACGAATGAACGCGTGGGATTTGAACACGGAAATGGACGGGCCAGCGAACGTTAACGTCGACTCGGTTGCTTCCGTGGATTCAGCGACCCATGACGCGGTAGCTCCGGCCGTGGTCAACCCATGCCAGCTGTCCGTGGTGGTCTGCTCGGTACGGGCGATTTTACGGATCGGGTTCACCGTCCCATCGTTCGTTAGGACGAGCGTCGGGTCCAAAGTGAACGGGATCGCGAAACCGCCGGTCGTGTCTGTCAAACCCATCGCCGTACGAAACTCGTCGAGGACTGCGACAGCCTGCCGTTCCTCCGGCGACCACAGATCGGTCCGTCCCGCCATCGCCTTCGCGAACGCCCGCCGATAGTGCTTGTTGCCGGTTCGTAATACTAGGTTCGGGATGACCCCGCGGGCGTCGTCAACCGTGTCCAACCGGTGCACAACAGCGGCACGCTGGGCGTCCGTCATAGGTGATTCGACTTGTTCGACCGCGGTTTTCGCCCGGGATCGGAGCTCGTCCGTCGGAGTGTTCCACCGCAGCGTGTTCAAGTCGAACGGGTCCCGCTTGACGTTCGCGTAAGCCACACCTTCGACGAGGTGTTTTTCGTCGGTGGCGAGCTTTTCGATCCGGTCGATCCGTTTGATTTGAGCGACTACCCGGTCGCGTTCCTTGGCGAGTTCGGCTTTGCGGGCCTCGATCTCCTCGTAGGCCTCGTCGTCGCGTTCCTCGTCCGTGAGATCAAGCTGGGCGCGTTGCTCTTCGATGAGCTGTTCCGCTTCCTCAGCGATCACCTGCAGTCGGGCTTCCAGTTTGTTTTTGTCCATGATTCAACTCCTAAACTTTTGCCATTCGAGTGACTCTTCAGCGAGTCTCCTTCTCCGGTCGTCGGGGTGCGGCTCTGGGAGGGCGGCGCCCGTCTTGTGGTCTTCCCGCCTGGCGGGGGGGAGAGCCAAAAATCTGGCCGCATAGGCGGCTTGGGACTGGTGGCGGGTGATTCCCGCCGCGGTGAGTGACTGGTCCATCCGCGTTAGTGTCTGCCGGTCAATCCCGAACGTGCGGAACGACGCTGCCTCCGACGTGGTCTGCGGGAAAGCTGGGAACGTGACCGGGCCCACCTCGTACAGGTCAGCGGCCAGAATCGTACGGAGTGGCACTTCCAGGTCGTTGTCTTCGGATGGTTCTTCCCACTGGTCTTTCACGACTCGGAACCACACTGACGACCCGGACAGATCACGGCGGGCGACACGGGCATGAACGCCCATCGCTGCCGGATCGTCCTCATTAATTTGGGCGGCGTACAAGAGTCCGGCGTCTGACTCGTCCAACGCGAGAGTCCCCGCCGACGTCCGCCCCAACAGGTTGTCGACGTTGTGGTTGAACGTGCAAATCACATCCACGTCAGGTTTCGAAATGGTGGCTGTCCACGCGCCCGGAGCCACGATCTCATCCCACTCCTCATCCCACCCTTGGATTCGGGTCGACGCGTCGTATGGGGAGCCGATCCCTGCAATCACAGGTGTGTCGTCGCCTCCCATCACATCCTGCGCGTACCCTCTTACTTCTAGGCCCCCCGGCCCCATTTCGGCGGCGAATCGTTGACGAATATCACTCATCAGATACCTCATTCGGATCGGTCAGCTGAACGGAAACTTTGCCGGTGTGTACAAGTAGCGACGGGTTCTCTTCAACGACTGCTGCGACGACACTTTCGGGCGTGAAGCCCTCTCGCACCAGGTTCGCGATCGTGGCCGATTTGGCGCCCATGATTTCCGCCGCGTCTTTTTGGTCCTCCCGAAGAAAAGCGACACCGTCCAGGTCTACCCACAGTTCGGCGCCTGCCGGTGGCGGTACGATCGTCTCATACGAACCACACAGGTCCCTCCACAGTGGGCGGAAGACTGTGTCCGCAACGGATCGCCGGGCCGCCCCATAGTTCCCCGCGTTCAACGACGACCCCTGAAGGCCCTCTGACAAGCCCAACAGTGTCGCGTGGATACCGGAGGCCACAGCTATCCTGTTTTCGCCCTTCCCTGTCGTCGCCGCAAAATCGATCTGCCGGAAGTCCGCCCCAACAGTTTTCGCGTCCGCGCCACCGCCCAAATACATGGTCTTGTAGGCGTTCGCGGCGCCCTCATGCTCGGCGGTGAACAACTCCCGAAACCGGGCGGCGTTGTCGGGTGAGATCGACGCATCGAACTTGACGATCATGTTCGGGGTTGCCCCGTTCTGAAAAAACTTGTTCTTGTGGGTTGTGGTCGCCTTATCCGCCTCCACATCCCGTATAACCGGAGTCAGCCATGACATGCCCCGATAGTTCGCGAGCGGGTCAGGAATCGGAGCAAAATGTGCGACGTCGTCAGCGAGATAGGTAATCGGTTTCGCTGCCGAACCTGTACCGCCCGGCTGGTACACATAGCCGATCACTTCAGCGCTTGGATCCTGGTTTGGGTCCAAATCTGTGTCCGAGTCGGACCCGACAACAATCGTGACCCAGTCCGGACGGAGCCGTTTGATCCGGTCGCCCAACCGGACGGCGTAATGGTTGCCGGCCAGGTCCGCGTCCAGGATCGCCCTCGCTAGCAGGTCGCCGGTCGTACCTCCCGGATACGGGTGACGTAGTATTTCGAGTGTCGCCGTGGAAAACAGGTCGCCAGGTTTTCCCGACCGCAACTGTCGCCACATGAACCGGGCATCAGAAAACACCGCCATTCGCAGTCGCTCAATGCCGAACACGATCGGATTGTCCCCATAGGCAGCGGTCGCATAAGACGCATACGACGCCCCAATAGTTTCGCGGTCACCGTAGATCGTCTGCTGCAACAGCGGATACGAGTGGCCTTGAAAGCCGAACATGTCGAGGCTGATCGGATACCCAGACCTGGCCTCTTCTTTTTCTTTGACCTTTCTCCGGAACAGCATGGGTCTCCTAAACAAAGAACGGGACGAGTTCGGCGTCCAACCTGGCGTCATACGCGAGGGACGCGGCAATAAGAATGTCGGCGCCGGGGGCGTCACGGTTCCAAGACCACAGGTCGGCGTGACTGCGACGGGCCGCTGAAGCTACCGCCCGGTCGAACCGTTCGTCCGCTCGCACCTGCAAGGTTTGGTCGGCGATGCCGTCATAAAACCTCGAGCAGGCCTTCCGAAATCGGAGCGACTCCACCCAGATCACTGTTATACCCGCCCGCTCCAGATCGTCACCGACCGGAGCAAGAGGGCCGGACCTGTCCACCACCACCCTCGGATCCTTCAACACTTTGAACGCATCAACGATCCAGCCGGTCCCCGGACGTTGAGCCACTAGCCGGATGTCGCCTTCCCGGTTGGCTTTAGCTACGGCTGCCGACGACCTGTCCGCCAGCCCATCCACCGCGTACACTGCCGCCACAAAATCTTCGCCCGGTTGTGATACGAGACTCCACCAGTCGGCGGGAATGATCCGCTCCTCCGTGTCGGTCCACTGGTTCCCAGCGGTCCGTCGGAACTCGCCCTCTTTCATCGATTGGGCGTCGTCACG